CAAAAAGCATTTATAAAAGGCTACCAACAAGCTCAGGAAGAACAAAACAGAAAAGCAGCAATGATAAACCCTCCTAATTTAGATGATGTATTAACCAAAAAACAAAACCAATGACCCTAGAATGGCATAAGATAACAGATAAGCAGCCCGAATGGAAACAAAGTGTATTAGCATTCAATGTGCTAGGTAATTTAATTATTATTGAGTATTGGAGGCATGATTTAAAAGATACCGTTACACATTGGATTAATAAACCTAAACAACCAGTTGATAAGGAGGTGATAGGTTTTACAAAAAACATAGATAAAAAAGGTAGAATGGTGAGCTATTAATTTAAAAAATAAACTCTCCAACGCTAAAGGATGAGCAGGTGATAAGTTTGGTCTGTCTGACAGATGGCTGTAAAATGAGCCAATAAATATCACAACACTTCCAAGAGTGTTACGCTTTGAGATTAGGTAGATAAGAAAGCAGGGTAGAGCTGCGGTTGTATACAATCAAGAAATTAAGTCACAGCTTACTACTCCGAACTTGGAGGACTTGGAGAGTTTTAATTATTAACTAATAAAAAATAAACAAATGAACGAATTAAACGAGTTTATAGATGGACTAAAAGGTTTTGTAATTGACCGTGTAGATGACATCACAGAAAGAAACCAAGAAATCGCTAAAGAAATATTAAATACAGGCGATGAATCTAAAGTGGGTAAGCTAAACACAGAGATGAAAGGTCTTTCTGGTGAGCTATCTGGCTACACACAGATATATGGTTTTATCAATGATAAAGGATTGATATGAGCGTATTTAACACCTTTAAAACAATCAAAGCAAAAGTGGAACACCTGCTTACTACACAGCCTCACCTAAGAGATGATGACGCTAAATTAATAGCAACATTTCAATACTTAGAAATAGGTGTTGAGAAAATGGAAAGCATTACAGCTTTAGATTTATTAACCATGTTCTCCAAGAATCAAGTTACTAACGGCTCAAGTATTGACCGAGTAAGAAGAAGCTTACAAGAGCATAACATACACCTTAGAGGTATTAACTACATTGAGCGACACAAGGAAGCCTCAGATGTTAAATCTAATATTCGTAATCTTTAAGATTAAATTACTAAATTGCACACCCTTAAAACCCAAAAACCTAAATGAAGCAAAAAAATAAAAAGCGTGATGAGATGCTTAACGGTTTCTATCTTTTCGTAGTTATATGCCTACTATTGTCTTACGTTTTTAACCTCAAATAATCATCATGAACGGAGAACAACTAAACCTGATGTCTGAAGGTACGTTCTTTGGTCAAAACAATACTGAGATAGAAGAATTGGTGTTAGCAGCATTTGTTAACTTTCCCGATTCATATTACCAGTTTTCTGACCAAATAAGTATCCATGAGTTTTCTACTACAATGAGTAGATACATATACATGGCCGTAAAAGAGGTGGCTAGTGTTTCTAAAATAGATATAGCTACTGTCACTGATAAGATAATTCAAAAGAAGTACCAGGACATTGTAGGGAGTTCTAAAGACGGATACAGCCTTGTTAGCTACCTTAATAGTATTTGTGAGCGACTAGATGACGATTCACACCTAAAGGAACACATTAAGCTACTTAACGAATATGCCAAGCGTAGAGCTTTGCTAATAATGTCTAAGAATATTGCTGAACAGTGTAACGACATGGTTAGTCCTGATGAGGTTGTAGGTGAGATAACTAAGTCAGTTGTTAACATACAGGAGATGGGTGAGGTTGAAGAGTTTGATAGAGAGAAGAAGCTTGATGGTATCATGGAAAGGATACGTAAGAAAGAAAGTCCACCGCTAATCTCTTCTGGGTTTGAGTCATTAGATGAGTTTATGACTGGATGGGGGTATGGTAATTTAGTTATAATTGCTGCTTCGGCTGGACTTGGTAAAACGGCACTAGCCTTAGAGGTGTTTAAAAATTGCATATACAAAGGCGATAAACCTCCTTTCTTCTCGTTAGAAATGACTGACGAAGAACTGCTACAACGAATCTTGTCTGCTGAAGCTCAGGTAGACGGAAAGAAGATTAGAACTATGGATCTAGGTGAATACGAAGAAACTAAGTTAAATCAAGTTTCTGAAAAGCTCAAAGGATATGACTTCTGGATAGATTATAAATCAAGAAAGCTTTCTACTGTATGTAACCAAATAAGAAAGTATGTTATTAGGCACGGTTCTAAAATTGTATTCATTGATTATTTACAGTTGATGATTTATGATGGTAAAAAGACTGGCAATAGACAAGAGGAAATATCTATAATTACTAGAACCTTAAAAGAGACAGCAGCAGAATTAGATATAGTCATAATAGTATTATCTCAATTGAATAGAGCTGTTAACAGTAGGGCTAATAATAGACCAGTATTGTCTGACCTTAGAGAATCAGGTGCAATTGAGCAAGATGCTGACATGGTTATATTTATATACAGAGAGTCTTACTATAACGTAGAAGCTAAATCTGAAGACCCTACTGAAGACGTTGAGCTTATAATAGCTAAAGGTAGGAGCGTAGGCACTGGAACTGTGGACGCTCTATGGACAGGAAGGTACACTAAGTTTACAAGTTTTATAAAATCACCAGTAACACATTATGCAGAAAAACAAACACCAGATAATAGTCAAGAAGATATGCGAGAAGCTAGGCTTAGAAACTCGAATAGTGAACCTAATAATAAAGAACTATTTCCGAGCGATAAGGAGGTTGGTTCTTAAAAACCAAGACATAAGAATACCGTTCTTAGGCACAATTTCAATGCGAAGTAAGTTTAGAAAAGTCATTGAAAAGAAAGGAATAGACTTTAACCTAAGAAGCAGAAGAAGAAAGAAGTCAATACACGATTAGGATATTACATAGAATTGTAATATATTTACAGTAACCAATTAAACCAGTACAATCATGAAAAAATTAATCAAAATACAGGAAGCATTAAAAGCACCTAAAAGCCAATTTAACGGTTTTGGAAAATACAAGTACAGGAATCAAGAAGATATTTTGGAAGCTTTGAAGCCTTTATTATCTGAGCATGATTTGCTTTTAACCCTTACAGACGAAGTAAAGGAAATTTGTAATACTATATTCGTTGAAGCTACGGCAACAATCACAGACGGCAAAGAAATCATTATAGTTAAAGCTCAAGCGGGCATTAACATTAATAAAAAAGGGATGGACATAGCTCAAACGTTTGGTTCTTCATCTAGTTACGCAAGAAAGTACGCCCTTAACGCTATGTTTTTAATTGATGATACTAAGGATGCTGACAACCAAGACAACACAGCACCGCAACCACAAGCAACACCACAACCAAAAGCACAACCGCAAAAAGCAACAGTAAAACCAACACTTGTTGACGATAGGTTTGATAAAGTATTCAAACTTATAGAGGGTGGAGAGTACGAAATAGAAACGCTTAAAAATCAATATGATTTAACTAAAGATCAGTTAGATAAATTAAAAACAGTAACAACTAAAAAATAAATATTATGAGTCAAGAAAAGTCAGAAGCGCAATTAGCTTACGAAGAAAAGTACGAAACAAGACCAGGAAGATATGTATGCAAAATAGATTCTGTTGAAGTTTCTGAAGTTAACCCTTGGGGATATTCTCACTTTATGGTCAACATGACTAGTGAAAACGGAAAATCCATTAGAGCTAAACTAGAAAGAACTAGGGAAAAGGATCATGAAAAATCTAAAGAAATTAAACTTAAAATTATAGATGAGTTCTTGAGTAATTCTGGTATTGACACGAAGCTTAAAAAAGGCAGAGAAGCTATTGATGACCTAGTAGGGAGAAGTATTAAATGTAAGTTCAGAACCGTTAAATATGTAGGCAAGATGAAAGACGGAAAGCCTATTGAGAGAGACTATCTAGGACTTTACTATACTAGCGGAGTTGATGATGAGATGACACCGTTAGATGAGGTTAAAGCCGTGCTGGAACTGAATCAGTACGACAAGGATAAGCTCGCTGAAAGGTTAGCGGAGTGGAATAATAATGGTGGCTCACCTAGTTCGGCTCCTGCTCAACAGGCTAGTGCTAAACAGGAAGACGACTTACCATTCTGACACTAAACACTTTACGTTTGATTTAGTTAGTTAATTGGTTCAGGCGGTGTGTTATAGCATCGCCTGTTTCGGTTAAAATTATAAACCCACAACAATGAAAGATTCATTTATAGCAACTATCAACGAAAACAACGATATTGTAATTAACAATAAAGCTGCTGAAGGTGTTTACTTAGATAAATACAAAGGCAAAGAATGTTTAGTTGAGATTAGAGATAATCCTAAAACTAGGAGTTTACTTCAGAATAATTATTACCGAGGAGTTGTTATACCTACTATCATAGCTTGGCAATTAGAGTACGAAGGTATTGAATACACTAATGATGAAATACACTACTACATACTAAAGAATATAGTTAAGCCTGAGACTACGGTAAGAGCAGTTATGAATGAGCAGATAATCATTGTTAAATCTAAGACTACTTCGCAGATGAGCACTAAGGAGTTTAATGTGTTTAAAGAGAGTTTACAATTATACTTTGGTGAAAGAGGTATTGAGATACCTGACCCAATTAAACTATAAAATTATGTTAGAAGCCAAAGCGATTACCAACCGTAGGCTATCTAAAGAGCGATTGAAGTGTATGGTTTGTTTTAACGAACCAATCTATGTATTGTTTGAGGATAGTACTTATGATAGAGTAAATAATGAGGAAGATTTAGCTTATTACATTGAGTTAAACTATCCTTTAGTAAGTAACGTAATAGGATTAAGATATGTTGAATATTCAAAATCAAGAAGAAGTCGACAGGGAGGTTGACAGAATAGTATCTGAGGCTATGGATAATAACTTAATAGCTTTAGATTTCAAATGGATAGACTTTGAGTTTAGGCTTAAAGAATTAATCCCAGATAAGGTAGAGACTTTCTGTGAGAGATTAGCTAGAATAAATAAAACTGAAACGTTATGAAAGCAGAAGAAGAGAAATATTACACGCCAGAGTCAGGAGAGTTTAAGGATGGCTTTGAGTATGAGTACTTAGAGGGAAATAATAGATGGATAGAGGACAGTGTGCTTTCTGTGTTCGACCCCACAACTATGGAACTTATTCAAGATTCATTTAATCAAGGAGGGTTAAGAGTAAAACACCTTGATAAATCAGACATAGAATCCCTTGACTGGGTGTACCAAAAGTCAAACGATTATGGTTATGATTATTTCACCTTAAAGAAAAACGCATTTAAAGACTACTATATACTTTTTAGCAGTAGAACTAAAAGAATAGTAATAGGGTTAAGTGGTGAATACACTTTTACTGGCGAAGGAACTCCTTTATTTGATGGATGGACTAAAAACAAATCGGTATTTAAACAAGTTTTAAAAATGATTGGAATATGAAAAGCACTATAAAGTTTCGCAAAGGTTATCCTACTGTTCCTAGGTTTATGTATGAGAAACAAAAAGCACGAAACCTATCAGACGATATTAAATCATTTAGAACAACAACCATGGTAAACCTAAACAACCAACAAGTACAAGACGATTTAAAACAAATATTAGCTAACCTAGTAGCACTTACAACAATGGATAGTAGCGGATTAGCTAAAGATTCAGTTAAAGTGTTGAACAAATACATAAAGTAATTATGGAAACAACTATCCAATGGCTAGGACAATCATATCCGCTAGAAGGTAATGAAGACTTAATAAGTAAGGCTACTTCAATCACAACTACAGAAACGTTAGATCCTTCAGAAATTTTTGCTGGAGGTGATTTCTACAAAGGAGAAGGAGCTATATGCGTATTAAACAGGAAAAATAATATGATAATTTACCAACAAGACTTTACGTGTGAAAAAAAGTTCAACTCTATGATTGACTACTTCTCAAGTTTAGGAATCAAAGTATTAATTGAAAAAGGCAATGAGCAAAAAAGAATTTAGCATAAGCGACTACTTTAAGGAAGGAACTAAACGAGCTTCTAAAATATTAAAACTATTTACAGATGGTTTAGATAAAGACACTAAAGTAACAAAAAATGACAAAGAGATTGTCTGGAAATTACAAGATATGAACCCTAAAAAAGAAGATAAGAAATGAAAAATGATTTAAGAATATTAGCACTTGACATAGCAACTCATACTGGATGGTGCAGTAAAACAGCTCATGGAGTTTGGGACTTATCAATTAAACGAGATGAAAGCTCTGGAATGAGGCTAATCAGGTTTAAACACAAGCTAAAAGAAATATTTAAACTAGAAGAAATAAACCTAGTAGCTTTTGAAAGAACGTCTGGACAGCATAAGAACGCATTAATAGTTCAAGCTGAATTACACGGTGTATTAAAGTCTTTATGTGAGGAGCTTAATATAGACTACCGAGCCTTCTCTGCCTCTGAGATTAAAAAGTTCGCTACAGGCAAAGGAAATGCTAAAAAAGGAGCAATGGTTGAGGCTGCTCAGACTAAATTAGGTCTTATAGGTGATGATGACAATGAAGCGGACGCTATGTGGATTCACGCTATAATGAAAGATAGCTTAGGGATATGACTAAGAAAGACCATCTACTCAGTTTATCCATTCATTACAGGAATAAGGAAATCATATTTGATGACTTTGGCAACTCAGTGGTTATGTTCTACAACGAAAGGCTTAGTGAGATAAAGCTTTTAATATCAAAGTTTACTAAAAGTAAGTTAGGTATAGCTAATACAGCTAATAAGATTAAGTGTGAGTTCTTATCTAAAGAGTTTATAGATGACACTTTTGAAGAAATGAGTAGTAATAGCTTTAACGTAATAGACTTTATAGAGTTTGGTCAGGAAAGAAAGAAGGATTGGGACTATTTAGATTACAGAGAATACTATAAGATAGCACCTAAAGCAAAGTATAAGAAGAAATTTTTAAAACCAAGGAGAAGATGAAAATAGAAGATATTACCCGTTTAGAAGTAGAAGATAAAATAGAGCATCATTTATTTGGATTAGGAACAGTCATAGTTTCTGAACCAATTTGTGGGGTGAATAGGGCTGTCATTAGTTTTGATGACGGCAGAGTAATGCCTATAATAACTCACTTAGCTAAAATAAGAATGATTAAACCTAAACAAAAATGATAACAAGCGATAAATTAACCCAAAAAGAGAGAACCATGATGGAGCAGGACAGAAATGCAAAGAACATTATTAAAGAAGATGATGCGTGGTATTACAATGATACTTCATTTGTAACCAACTCACATTTAAAAGTATTAACTGAAGGTGGCCCCGAAGCTTTAAGAGATTATTACAAATATGGGTCTGAAGATAAACCAGCTTTTGCTTTCGGTAGAGCTTTTCATACATTAATCCTAGAGCCTGAAGAGTTTAATGCCAGGTACTACATTTTAGATGATTCTAAGATATGTGAGGAAATAGGCGGTAAAAGACCGACCTCAACTAAAGCTTATGCTGCATGGATGGCATCAATCAAAGAAGAGAACTCTGACAAAGAAATACTATCAATAGCCACCATGAACACATTAGAGGCTATGGAGACTAAACTGCTGTCAATACCTCAAGTAGTATCATTATTAGAAAATACTACACGAGAGACTATCTATAAGGGTAATTTTGAAGGTGTACCAGTTAAGGGTAAGCTAGATTTAATCAAACCTAACAGGATGGTTATTGATTTAAAGACTTGTGCTAAAGCTCCAACTGTTTATGAATTTGGTAAAACCTTTAGAAACTTTAACTACGATAGACAAATGGCTTTCTATGCTGAACTAGCAGATGTACCTGAAGCTTGTATAATAGCTATACAGAAGACTAGACCGTATACAGTAGGTGTTTACATGGTAAGTGCTGAATCAATGAATACAGGTAGAGAGAAGTTCATGAAAGCTTTAGATCAATATAAAGGAATGTACCTTAATGGTGATGTAGATAGCTTTTATTATCATGGAGAACTATAAGATTTGAATTAATATAAATTAAAACTATGAAGAACACAGAAGAACACAAATTAAGTAACGGTACTATCTTAAAAGTAGGAGAGTATTACACTTCACCAATGATTAATGCTGGTGGTAGAACAAAAGAAAACAGAGTAAAGGTATTAGAGCTTATTGTAGGAGGTTTTATAGCTAGTGTAGAGTGGAGTAACAACAGAGTGTTATATGACTTTGAGAGTGCTAATGATTGGGATTGGAAGGTTTACGTTACACCTAAGAAAAAGATACTTGAGAATATAAAACCCTACGCAATACATAACAGACATGATGGTGTAGTGAAGATAGAGTTTCATGCAAAAAAACCTATTGTAGAAGGAGACCATATTGATGTATACACAATAGAAGAAGCTAAGGAATTAGGATTGGATATGAACTTTTTAAAGAATAAATAAATTATGGGATGTGATATACATATGTACGTAGAGTACAAATCGAAAGAAAGTAAAAGAGATTATTGGAACGGTTTCGGGGGAAGGATTAATCCAGGAAGAAACTATTGGATGTTCGGGTTAATAAGCAAGGGTGTTAGGCGATATGAAAACGATGACTCAATTGAAGCTAAAGGTATTCCAGAGAATTTAAGTTGGGAGACGCAGAGCGATGCAACCCTGTATATCTCTGAAGATTATCCAGACGAAGAGCGTAACTGCTCTCTTGAGAACGCTAAGAAGTGGGAAGGACAAGGTTGTAAGATAACATATAGA